AGATCATTCAAATTTCAAGAGTTCAGCCAACGCTATGCAGACGTGACACAGATGGGCTTTACGACTCGTGAATGTCGATTACAGGACACTAAGAACCGTCAGAACAGTATTGATATTGATAGTGAATCATGGCACGAGAAAGGAACGGCAACAGTTTGGCGTGGTATGCAAGTCGAGTTATTGGAGTTGGCGCAAAAAAACTATGCAGCCGCTTTAAAAATGGGTATCGCCAAAGAGCAAGCACGAGCTTTGCTGCCTATCGGCCTAACAATGAGCCGCTTATACATGACAGGCGATATTCGCTCTTGGTTGCATTACTTGGCAGTACGTCTTGATCCAACCACGCAAAAAGAACACAGAGAGCTTGCAGCATTAATCAAAGATGAAGTCAGCAAGTATTTTGATTTAAACGGAATGTTTGACGAATAGCAGACATTAAAAAACCACTACGCAAATAGTGGTCGGTGTTAATCAGGCGAATAACCAACTAACAAGGCGATTATGACATGACAGATAAAGCAATTCAAGGATTAACAATGAGTAATTGGCATAAATGTCCAAACGCACTTGTAGATAGGTTGATGGGGACTGTGTTAAGCCCTAACGCCACCTGTGTTGTTCTAACTATTTGGCGATTGACTGAGGGCGTCAGAGAGCGCCATCAAGCAGCTATACCTACTGAGACGTTTATGCGTGTTACTGACACTAATCGCAAAAATACAGCTTACGGTTATGTCAAAGAGGCGCTTAAAACAGGCTTAGTGACTGTTAAAAAAGAGAGAGGGAAGGTGAATATCTACTCAATAAATAAAGAATGCTCTCTTTGGTATAACGATGAAGTAGTGGCGGAAAGTGTACCTACTACAGAAAGTGATACTAGTGGCGATAACTGCCACATGGTAGTGGCGGAAAGTGACACAGGTTTAGACGAAAGTAGTGGCGGAAAGCGCCACACTTATAAAGACATAGAGACTAAAGACAATATTAAAGACAAAAAGAAGGCTGCACCTAAACCTAAATTTGACGCTCTTAGTTATCCAGTACCTAGTTTTATCGAGCAAGAGAATTGGAATGATTTTGTAGCAATGAGAAAGGAGATCAAAAAACCACTCACAGCAGTATCGAGCAAAAGAACGATTAACGCTTTAATCAAGTTTGACGCAAACGGTTTTGATGCAAACGACTCTTTGGATTATTCGATAGCAAATAACTATCCAGGTGTTTTTGAAAGAAGCCGCAAACAACAATCAAATAATCAGGTGAATAGAAATGGACATCAGCCAAAACGCTCACAAGCAGACATCTACGCAGACAGACTTGACGCACAGCTCGCAGCAGAGAACGAACTCAGAATGCGAACAGTTAACCAAGGTGAGTATAGCTAGCCTGTTCAAAGGGTGGAAAAAGCTATTTAGGTCAAAGATGAAGGATGAAGATTGGGAGATCGACACAATCACAGTCTGGCATATCGCTTTAAACGACTTACAGATAACGCCTAGCGAATTTATGACAGCCAAAAGAAAGTCGCTAAGTCTGCAATGGCCGCCAACAGCACCAGCCGACTTCTTAGCTTTAGCAAGACTTAACTCATTAGCAAACTATCCTGATATGCGCCAAGCATATTTAGATGCCGCTAATCAGCGCACAGATTGTCCGATTGCTTATGAGACTGCAAGACGTGTTGGATTTAGTCAAATGAGGCATGGGTATGAGTATATAACCTATCCAATGTGGCAGAAACACTACGCAGAGGTCTGCACAGAGCACTCACGAGGCATAGAGTTTAAAAACCCACAAGTGCCACAGATTGAAAATACTAGCGCATCAGCAGCCATTGACGATTTAACCAGTGATGAGTGGATAGCGAACATCAGAGCAATACTAGCAGGTGATAAGAAATGAGCCATTACAACCTAGGATTAGAGAAGTCGATTATAGCAACGCTATTTACGGTAGATGGCAGCCTGGACCACGTAGTTAATATTTTAGAAGCTGAGGACTTTCACGCGGGCCGCCATCAAGAGCTATACAGAATTATCAAGAAGCTAAATAGCGAAGGTTCGCCTTACGATTTTATATTGGTCACTGAGTACCTAGAAACCCACGACCTACTTAAAAAGGTAGGCGGTCACGATCACTTGAGTAGCATCATGGCGAGTGAAGCAGGGTTGTTTAACTTCACTCATTATGCCGAGCGTATTAAAGAGCTATCAAGACACAGAGCGTTATCAAGCGCGATAGATAAAGCCAGAGTCACAGCAAGCAGTAACGACTCAAAAGTAGAGGATAAGATTAACGATATCGTTAGCTCGTTATCAAAACTTGAGCAAGTAAACGACGATGTCCAACGTGTTTTTACAGTTGATAGCCTGGTTGGTGGATTGATAGACCGTATCACATCAGCCAAAGACGGCATCAAAAACCACGTAGAGACAGGATTTCCTGAGCTTGATAACAAAATGAGGGCCAGCGCAGGAGATTTAGTAATCATTGCAGCACGTCCAAGTATGGGCAAGTCTTTACTCGTGATGAATATGCAGGCCCACTTATCAAAGTTTTCAGAGGGCGCGTCAGTGTTCATCAGCTTAGAAATGAGCGAGGACAAACTGATGGACCGCTTAGCAGCTAGCGAAGCAAGCATCAGACTAACAGCCATCAAAGACGGCGCGCTCAGTGAGGATGAATACGCAAGGCTTATGAAGTTTGCAGGTGATAGAGAGGCTATGCGATTAGAGATTGTCCGAGACACAGACGCGACTATCTCAAGAATTAGAAGCGACGTTATCAAGGCTAAGAAGCGACACGGGAAAATATCTTCTATCGGTGTGGATTATTTGCAGTTTATGCCAGGTTTAGACGGCAACGACAAGGTGGACCGTATCGGTGAGGTTACGAAGGCCCTTAAAAAAATGGCAGTTGAGTTTGAATGTCCAGTGTTCTTGTTATCACAGCTAAATAGGTCCGTAGAGCAAAGACCAAACAAACGGCCTGTAAACAGTGATTTGCGCGATTCAGGAAACATTGAGCAAGACGCGGACCAGATCGTATTTATTTACCGTGAAGATTACTACAAGCAAAAAGACGGAGATAAGGACCTAGACGGCATGGCAGACATCATCATATCTAAAAACCGTAACGGTGAAACTGGTGTAGTCCGACTGGCGTTTGAAGGTCACATGGGCCGCTTTAGCAATTCAATGCCATTTCACGACAGTTTTAACGATATTCCAAATTACGGAGAGTGAGAACATGAAAAACATAATCAACAAAAAGACGGTGCTGCACACGGAATGGAAAACATCGCAGACCGTGACGATTACCTACACAGACGGTTCAAAGGAAACGATGTCGCGTAAGAGTTTTAACGAGATTATTAAGGATTGATATGACTGAACTGTCAGAGGCGCAAATACAAAACAAGGTAATTCGAGAAGCTAAGAAAATACCGTACAAGGGCAGAGAGCTAGCGGATTACATCGTACACGTAGCAAATGGCGGTAAACGTAGCAAGCGAGTAGCAGCAGGATTGAAGCACAACGGCGTAAAGCGTGGTTATCCTGATTTGGTCATCGACATAGCTAGAGGCGGTTTTCATGGCCTTAGAATCGAGATTAAGAAGCCAGACGACGGTACGGTGTCACCGCATCAAGTCGAACGATTGCAAATGCTGACAGACGAGGGTTATCGAGCAGTCGTGACAGAGGGTTATCAAGAAACGATGGACGAGATACTTAACTACTTGAGCTTATGGCCTTAAAAACGCAAGCATTGCAAAAATAACAAGGGTACACGCTTAGTAAATCGCTTTTAGATGCAAAGGTACTACAAGTGATTTGCGAGGCTTATACGAGAGATTTGATGATGATTGATATAGATACGATTTGGGTTAACAAAGAAACGAGAAAGTCGGTTTTGGTTTTGTGGTCGAGTGACGAGCTAGTGACGTACCAAGCAGCAGATAGTCAGACACCAGTGCCAGTGCGTAAGTTTATCTTTTTGCAAGATTTTGAGGAATTGTTATGAGTGATATTACGGTTGGTAGTGAGTGGGTAAACAAGTGCGACGGCCTTGAGGCGATAGTGAAAAACACTGGTAATGACTGCGTAGGCTTTACTCAGGTCATCAACGGAAAAGAGTATTTTTACACTCATACAGTGGCGGAATTTAAAGAGTATTACGAGCCACTGGTGAAGGCTGACATGGTAAGCCATCCACCACACTACAAAGATGCAAGCGGTGTTGGCTGCACAGAGGTTGTTAAGCACATGATGTACTTCGGTGGGGCGTGTTTTAAGTATCTCTATCGCTGCGGTAACAAGTGGGATGATATTGAAGATTTAAAGAAAGCGGTTCGGTGCGCTGAGTTGGCAGATAACGATAGGTTTATAACCGATGAATCTTGGTTACGTGCAATGTATCAGGTTGCTAGTCATCGTGATGGGCATATTAGAGATGCGATGTTTGCTATTCGTTGCCAGCAATGGACGGACGTTATTGACTGTATTTTAGCGGAAATCGCAAGGCTAGAAAGTGAGCAATAGAGATTCAAAGCGGCTTGAGCAGGTCCGGTCCTTACCGTGTTGTGTTTGCGGCATAGGACCGCGCTCGCAAGCGGCTCATTCGAACTTTAGCGAGCACGGAAAAGGTCGGTCCATTAAAGCGCATGACAAATACACGATACCGTTATGCGATGCGGACCATAAGCGATTTGATCGGATGCTCATGGGTATGGACCGCAATGAATCGCTTGATTGGTTTAATCGCAAACTTAACTTTATCAATGAGGTTTTAGATGACCAAGCAAAAGACGAAGCCCCTATATTTTAGATTGGTGAGTGATGAGGTGCGTGATAACTGCGTTAAAGCGATGTATTTGGCGCATGAGGACAGCGAGGAAGTGTTAGAGGTAGTTATACAGCCTGAGAGTCGCAAGCGGTCGCTAGCGCAAAACCGTTTGTATTGGAAATGGGTTGGTCAGTGGGCAGAACATACAGGCGATAGCGAGCAAAGAGCACACCACAT